TAGGTACAGTTGAAACAATGTCTGCTCATGCACACTCTACAGGCACACCGCCACAGGGTAATGAGTGTTTAGCAGCGTTCGGTAGGTTATGGGTAGCAGATTTTACTAATGACAAGTCTACAATCTACTGGTCTGACTTGCTTAACGGTACACATTGGTCAGGAGGCTCTACAGGTTCGATAGACATTACTAAGGTGTGGCCTACAGGGTACGACACTATCGTTGCTCTAGCAGCTCACAACGGCTTCCTAGTGATCTTTGGACGCAGCTCTATTGTTATCTACTCAGGTGCAGACGATCCGGCTACTATGACGCTGAGCGATACAATTTCTAACGTAGGTTGCGTGTCACGAGACGCTGTTGTGTCTACTGGTAAAGACTTGATCTTCTTAGACGACTCAGGTGTGCGTAGCCTTGCTAGGACAATACAAGAGAAGTCAGCGCCTATTGGTGACATTTCTAAGAACGTAAACAACGACATTAAGTCACTGTTTATAGCAGAGACAGGTAACATCAGTATGCACTACTCTCCTCGTGAGGCGTTTGTGCTGCTTAACTTCCAAGAACTAGGTGTTGTCTACTGCTTTGATACACGGTTTCCGCTACAAGACGGCAGCTACAGAGCAACTACATGGTCGCACATTAACCCGCTGTGCTTTACAACTACATCAACAGAAGCGTTGTACATAGGCTCTAAGACAGGTGTAGCTAGTTACTCAGGCTTTACAGACAACACTACTGGTTACTTGCTTAGCTACTTTAGTCATCCGTTGAGCTTTGGTGACACATCTAAGCTCAAGTTCTTAAAGAAGATAAACTTAATTACGTTTGACGGTGCTGAAGCTACTGTAGTGCTTAACTGGGCTTATGACTACTCTGGTGCGTACACTAAGCAAGCGTATATACTGCCTAAGTCTAACGTAGGTCAGTACAACATCTCAGAATTTAACACAGAGGCTGAGTATTCGTCGTCTATTGCTCTTATCAATCGTCAAAAGATTAACACTAGCGGTCAAGGAACTGTGGTAGCTGTAGGCGTAGAAACAACAGTAGAAGGCAAGACTATTGCTCTACAAGAGATAAACATACACGCATTACTAGGAAGGATTGTCTAATGAGTAATTACACTAAGATAACTAACTTTGCAGCTAAAGACGCAATGGTCAGCGGCAACCCTGCTAAAGTAATTAAAGGTACTGAAGTTGGTGCTGAGTTTGACGCTATCGCTGTTGCAGTAAACAGTAAGTCTAATTCAGCATCTCCTACGTTCACAGGCACAGTAACAGTAGCTAACTTAACAGCCACTGGTACACTTACTTTGTCTACTATTGACGGTGGTACATACTAATGACTCTTGACGAGGCTAAGCAGACATTAATGCTAGAGCTAGTCAGAGCTACACAAGGCAATTACAGCATAGAAGAGTTGTTAGAGCTTTACTATTTTATTATAGAGCCTGAAGACGACGGTAAACCGAACCTAACAGTACTAAATAACAGGACATAAGTATATGAAGTATGTTAAAATCATAGGTAAGTTTATAAAAGCTAAGTTTATGGGTGCGACTGACGAGCAAGCGACTGTTACTATTTTATTAGCTGCTTTTATCTTTATTGTGTTAGCGGTGGCTTAGATGTTAGCAATGTTAGGTTCATTAATCGGGCCAGTGTCTGACTTGTTGGACAAAGCAATACCCGATAAAGACTTAAAAGAAAAACTAGCTCATGACATTGCGACTATGGCAGAGCGTCATACGAACGAGCAAGTTAAAGCACAGCTAGAGATTAACAAGGTAGAAGCCAAGCACAATAGTCTATTTGTTGCAGGATGGCGTCCTGCCTGTGGATGGGTCTGTGTGCTAGGAATGGCAGGTAACTTCCTAGTCATCCCCTTCGCGAATATGAGCTTGAATCTGCTAGAGACAGGCGTTGAAGTGCCTATGATTGACCTTGCTACAATGCTACCTGTGTTGATGGGTATGCTTGGTCTTGGCGGCTTACGCTCCTTTGAGAAGGTTAACAAAGTAGAGCGAAACACTTAGGAATTATTATGGGTACTACAGTAGCACCACAAGCAAGCAGTATTGCAGGTTCAATAACTTCTTACGGCAAGTCAGGGTTAGGTAATCTAGGCGGTATGCTCGTAGACTTAGGCTCTGTTTATAACAGTCTGTCAGACTCAGGCGGCGTCATGGGCGCTGCTAGTGACCGTAACAACGACAACATAGGCGCAGGTATTACTGACAATGTAGACCCTAGCAAAGCCCCTAAAAAAGACATTTCTGCTGAGCAAGTAGATAAAATAGTAAAACGTTCTGACGAAATCAGAGCTTCAGCTATGTCTGACGAAGACAAGAAAATAGCTCTAAGTGAGTTGTTAACAGCTGAACGCATACCACACGACCCTAACTCTTTAGACCCTTTTTCTCCTTCAGACAAGTTTGGATTGTTATCTAATCGTATTAATATTGTTGATCCACAGTCAGCAGCATCAGCGGCAGCGGCGGCATCAGCGGCAGCAGAGGCATCAGCAGCGCAAGCCAGAGCAGCGACAGAAGCAGTGCAAGAAGTGTTTAATACAGACTCAGTAGCTGATGCAGTTGCTTCAGACCTCTTAGGAGGCGATAGCGACTTAACAGGAGATGTAGACACTATCGCTTCTACTGTTGCGTCAGCGGCTACTGGCGGGTTGCAAGCAGGTGATGTGATTACAGATGATCGTATTGTTGGCGACTACGAGTTTGTATATGACGCAGAAAACAATGTGTTTCATTACTCTCCTTTTGATGTAAATGGCAATAGAATATATACAGGTGAGACGTTAGATGCTAGTACAGTAAGTGGGTTTGACCCTAATGCAGCAACAACAGGTGCTACTAAGTCTGTTATTTTTGATCCGTTAACTGGAAAAGCGTCTATAGAGCAGATAGGTGACGCTAGTGCAGTCACAAAAGATACAGATACAACAGACACAGGTGGTGATAATACATCAGGCATTACTATAACTCTTGGCGGTGATGGCTTACTAGGCGGTTCTAGCACTGTAGGAGCTACAAATGCAACAACGACTACTACAGGTGGCGGCACTGGCGCTACGTCTACTGTCACTAATGGTGCTACTACTGGGGCTACCAATACTACTGTTGTGGGTGGCACTGGAGACGTTACTGGAACAGGTGACGTGTTCAATACTGCAACAGACACCAAGAACACAGGAGAGACGCTAACCACTGGAACGTCTGTTAAGCCTAGCACAGTGGTGACTAACGGCACTGATGGCAGAGACGGAACTGACGGAACTGACGGTAAAGATGGTAAAGACGGTGGTGACGGAAGAGACGGTGGTGACGGAGCTGACGGTAAAGACGGTAAAGATGGAGAAACAGGTTTGTTAATGATGGGAATGCTTTCTTCACCAATAGCTAACAACATATTTAAAACAGAATTTGAAAGTAATTACTTACGTCCAGAGTACGTAGATAGAATCTTGCGAGGCAAAGGCATGAACAACAACGGAAGGAATACATAATGAGTCTTTTTGATGCGATTGGTGGCCTTGGAGCTATTTACGGCTTTGACAAAGGTATTAAAGATGTTCAAGGCATAGGAACAGAAGCGCTTGCACGCGCTCAGACAGGCGCTACTAACTTAGAAACACAAACGCAGTTTAAGCCGTTTACTGTTACGTCTGGTGTTGGCGGTGGTCAGTTTGACCAAGCAGGTAACCTTGGCCTTACAATGACGCCTGAGCAACAAGCTATACAGAGTCAGTTACAAGGTTTTGGTAGCAGTATGTTTGATTACCTTGGTGATCCGGCAGCACGAGAGGGCGATCAAACTGCCATAATGAATATGCTTGCAAACGGTAATATTCCGGGTCGTGAAGCAGATATTATGTCTCGTCTACAAGCCTCTGTAGCGCCTGAGCAGGAACGTGCGCGTTTACAGTTAGAACAGAGACTAGCTAACCAAGGCAGACTTGGTGTACAGACATCTATGTTTGGTGGTACGCCAGAGGCTCTAGCACTAGAGAAAGCCATAGCAGAACAGCAAGCAGGCTTTGGTGTCAGCGCTATGGAGCAGGCTCGTGCAGAACAAGGGCAAGAGTCTAACCAGAGACTAGCAGCGTTACAGGAGTTCCGTAACAGGACGCAGTTAGCAGGTGGATTAGGTTTGAACGCTCTATCAGCTTCTTATCAGCCTCTTGAGGCGTTACTGGGTACGTTATCACCTGCACTACAGGAAGCAGACATAGCAGGCGCAGGTCAGCGTCAAGGCGCTCAACTAGGCGCGTCAATGCTACAGTCTGGTCAGCAGACACAGCTTGGTGCAGAAATAGCAGCAGCAAACCT